TATGTCAGGCAGGACACAGCCACTCGGCTGGACTGACAAGGAGGTCAAGATGAGCAAGAGGATTACCGAGCAGTGCTGGATGTGCAGCAAGCCTGTAAAGGTCAGTGCTGACAACAACAACATCTACACGCGCATCTGCAAGCCGTGTGCGGCCACCATTCCAAACGAGTCACCGAAGTTTTACTTCACCGTGACCAAGTCTGGAAAGGTGCGTGACCGCTAATGCGCGCCGCTGTTCGCAAGGGTCTAGTTCACGGCATCATCCTTGGGCTGTATGCAGTCCTGGGTTATTTGATTGCATTCACGGTGATGGGAGGACAAGTATGAAAGTCAATCGTAAGAGCACGCCCAAGATGGTTGTGCGGCCGTACTTCACATCGGAGTACCAGCGCCTAGAGCGCCAAGAGCGAACGCGAGAGCGCGCCAAGTTCACCGTCGCATTGATGGTGGCTTGGATCATCGCGGTAGTTATCTGGGAGGTGGTCAAGTGAGCAAGCGCTACGAGTTCGTATCTGCGCCACAGCGCAGCCCTGAGTGGTTCGAGATGCGGAAGGGCGGTATCACCGCCACCGGTATCACCGCCATCAACGGCACTTCGCCATTCAAGACGGCCTACCGACTCTGGGCAGAGTTGACTGGTCAGGTCGGTGAGCAGGAAGTCGGAGCAGCAGCCCAGCGTGGGCAGTTGCTAGAGCAGGCAGTCGCCGACTACTACACCGCCGAGACTGGCAAGAAGCTGCGGAAGTCGAATGGGATCGTGCGCCTCAAGGAGCACCCTTGGGCGATGGCATCGCTGGACCGCACCATCATTGGCGACACGACTGGACTCGTAGAGATCAAGACCTCAACGAGCAGCCGCTGGCAGTTGTATCCAGTGCCACCTGAGTATGTCGACCAGGTGCAGTGGCAGATGTTCATCACTGGCGCGTCGTACTGCGATGTCGCCGTGCTGCTCTCTGGCTTGGTGTTCCGCATTGAGCGCGTTGAGGCTGATCCGATCTACCAGACCCTGCTGTTCGATAAGGCCGTGGCGTTCCTGGACTTGGTCAAGACCAAGACTCCACCGCCACTGACCGGCAACGACAGCGACACACTCGCGGAGGTCAAGCCGCAGAGCAGCAACACCTACACGGTGGCAGATCCGCAGCTCGATCACATCGCGCGTCTCTACATTGAGGCGAAGGCTGAGGCAGAGGCTGCTGACGCTGCACTCAAGGAGATGGCAATCGCCATCAAGCAAGCCATCGGTGATGGCGAAGGCGTGAAGGGTCACGGCTGGCTTGCCACCTGGAAAACCAACAAGAGCAGCATCAAGGTGGACTGGGAGAGCATCGCGGATGTCCTCCGCACTGTTGCGCCAGACACCTACGGCGAAGCAGTCAAGCGCTTCACCGCTGAGAAGCCAGGGGCGCGCGTGTTCCGCGTTCACGGCAAGGATGGTGATGCGTGATTGAGGTACCGATCACACCTGCGCTGATCATCCGCGCAGAGGAGATGTTCCTGGAGGCGCAGTCCAGCAACGGCTTGCGATTCCGCAAGGAGAAGGCGACAGGCAACACGACTTGGACTGGCGTGCTAGGTCAGGCCGTCTTTGAGCAGGTGCTCCGAGATTGCAAGATGCCCTACCTGCCAGTCAATCGCACGACGCACGACTACGAGGTGTGTGGTCTCAAGGTCGATGTCAAGACCAAGGCGTGGAGCCGACCGGCAGGCGACGATGTCGAGGTGAGCGTCTTTGACTACATCCGAGACCACCAAGCGGTGGACTATTACGCATTCGTTCACTTGCAGCTCGCGTTCGGTGAGGATCGGAATGGCGCACCCAGCGCTACACGATTCCAGCGCGCGTGGCTGCTCGGAGTGATGGATAAGAGCCAGTATCTGTATCTGGCAACTGAAGTGAAGGAGGGAACCGTATTCGAGAGCGGACACATTGCAAAGGCGAGTTCACTAAATCTGGTAGCCGCAAAGTTGCTACCTGTAGAGACCATTGGAGGACCAGAGAATGAGTAAGCAAATCGCAGCGGCACTGGCCGCACCCTTTACCGGCACAGACCTAAAGCAGCGCCCAGGGCGCGGTGGGATGACCTTCACCTACGCCGATGCGCGAGCCGTAGCTCAGCGCCTTGACGATGTGCTCGGTCTGGCTGGCTGGCAGTTCGAGGTCAAGGTGGCAGACCCTGCCGCCAAGGTAGTCCACGGCACATTGATCGCCGTGATCGATGGCGTGACCACCGTCCGACAGGACTTCGGTTACCCAAACAGCGCTCAGGATGACGAGCCATACAAGTCAGCAGCCTCCGACGCTCTGCGCCGCTGTGCAGCCCAGATTGGTGTGGGGCGGTCTCTTTATGCGTCAGGTACTGGAGCGAGCCTCTCCGTGGCTCCTAGACCCCTCTCCGTTGAATCTGTAAGGGTGTCTCAGCCTTCGGTTTCTACGAGTGATCCAGTCATCGCGGCCGCCCTGCTCTTCGCAGAGGGCGAATGCCCAGAGCACCGCACGGCTTGGCAGTTCAAGCCGGCAGGGGTGAGCAAGACTGGTCGTGAGTACAACGCGTTCTATTCCTGTGGTGGGAAGGACAGCAGCGGCCAGTTCTGCAAGCGCAAGCCCAGCATCGCCTGGGTGAACGCACAGACCGCGCCACTCGGCGAGCCTGAGCGCAACGAGAGCGACCTGGAGTCACTGCCGTTCTGATCTGATCGGCATCATCTACGGCTGGGAGAGACTGGCGACCTCCACCTCTCCCAGCCACTAACACAGAGCGGAGGACTAGATGGTTTGGTTCAAGTGGGTAGCAAACGCACATCGAGATGCGGAGATCTCGGCGCTGACTGACACGCAGTTCCGCGCGTTCATCACGATCATTGGTGAGGTCAAGCTGCTCCGATCCGGCGGAGTGTTCAAGAACCGACAGCACCTCAAGACGGTCATCGGCGCACGCCTGTTCAGGGGTGTGGAAGGCCTGTTGAAAAGTGGTCTGCTGACCGAATCTGGAGACGGTGTCATTGCCGTGTCGAACTATTCTCGCTATCAAGTCGACCCCACCTCGACCTCTCGTGGAGAACGATACCGAGCACGAAAAGAGGGTGGGTTGACGGACAGAGAAAGAGAAAGAGAGAGAGAACAGAATAGAACCCCTATATCCCCTAAACGCTCTGGCTCTGGACGGCTCACGCCGCTAGGCGAGATTCTTGGAGGCAAGCGCTAAATGCGCGTCAGGTCAGAGAACCCATCAGCTCGTGCTCTGGCATTGAGGAAGATCAGAGAGAGCGAGACTCCAGAAGAGCGAGCACATCGAGTGCTGAAGTACACGCTCTACAACCATCGGATGACGATGGAGCAGTACCTGGCCTTACGGCTGGCACAGGCTGACCGGTGCGGTGCGTGCAAGGAGCCGCTTCGCTTTGGTGAGCCACGAGCAGTGACGGTCGATCACGACCCACGCTGCTGCCAGTACGACGGTCTGGGTGCCAGGAGGACAAAGGGTCAACCGATCTCGTGTGGCAAGTGCGTCAGGGCACTGCTCTGCGGACCATGCAACCGAGCGGTCGGATTCCTAGAGCGCTATCCACAGCGCCTGCATATGTGGATTGAGTATGTGAGGAGGGTCATGAAGTGAGCGCACACATTGCATTCGTCGGACCACAGGGGTCAGGGAAGAGCACGCTGGCAGAGATGCTGGAGGAGCGGCGTAAGAGCCGGTACATCGTGCTGCCAATCGCGCAGACCATCCGTGAGGTGGCATCGCTCGCCTACGGCGTGGACTTCGACAAGAGCAAGCACTACGAGCAGCGTCGCCTGGGCTTGGATGTCAAGACCTCAGGACGAGAGATCCTGCAAGACATCGGCGCGCAGCTGCGAGAACTGGATGCCTACTTCTGGATCAAGGCGTGGCACGACGCGTTCAACCGTTTGGCACCGTTAGGGCGGCCAATCGCCATTGACGATGTGCGTCTGCCACTGGAGGCGCACTTCCTCCGGCAGCACATCCCAGGGATCACCATTGTGCGTGTGTTCGCCTCCGCAGCGGCTCGCACCGAGCGCCGTGGGGTGCTCCAAGGGGCAGCCGATGTGACCGAGCACGGCTACCTCCAGACCGAGTACGACTTGCAGATCGACACAACAGACTTGACAGCCGAGAAGTCCTACGCGATCCTCAGGCAGTACATGGTGGATAACGGCAAGTGGTCGGCATCCCCAGAGGAGGAATCATGAGCAACACAGACTTGACGGAACTAGAGACACGAGCCGCGCAGCTCGGCTATCACTACGACGGCCTTGTGCGCGTTGAGCACCCATTCGCTGATCAAGAGAATCAGGTGACCTGGACAATCGTTCTGACCGACACACAAGGCACAGAACTGACCTTCCAGGCGCCGACGATTGAGGGTGCCATTGAGGTCGCCAATGATCGAATGGCGCTGCTGTCTGGGCTGGCTGACCTGTGAGCGGCTTCGCCTATCTCGGCATCACGCTCATCGTCATCAACACTGCGCTCTTTCTCGTGGTGTTCGCTAGTCTGCCGATGAGCATCAAGCGCGGCGTAGGTATTGCGCCGTCAATGATCTACCTGCTCACCACGGCAGCAACAGTGGTTTGGGTGTGGAGGGCATTGCAGTGGCAGGCGTAAAGACCAAGCGCGCAGGCGCGGCCAAGCCGCCGGTATGGACGGTGACCAACTGCACCGACTGCGGCAAGGTGATCGACTACACCGATCCCAAGCGGCAGGTGTTCCCTGGCACGCGCGTACTGGTAATCCACGAGAAGGGCCGTCGCTTTGAGTGGCGGCACAAGGCGTGCG